ACTGTGTGATTATATTCTTTTATGCTAGACTGATCTTCTCGGGTCCAGTTCCATAGTGCGCCTGATAATAGTTGCAGTTGTTTTATGGTCGTAGATATACTAGAAGCTTCTAACGGCTCTACAAAGTTGCTGCTAAGACCTATGCTCACGCAGTTTTTAATCCATGCACGATTGACCTTACCTGATTTAAAGTTAATCTTGCGGCCTATCTTGATGGTATCCTTGAAGTGTTTTTGTATTTCAGACACTGCTTGGTCTTCAGTAATAAAATGATCGCTGAAAACATAACCGTTACCAAAACGATCCTGCACAGGACTACGCCAATGCCAACCGCTGTTCATGGCTTTAGCGAGGGTGTAGGGGGGAATCTTTTCTTCATAGGACGTCTGGAAAGCTATAGCAGAGTTCAATGGCAGGTATTTGCTCCAGTCGATCCATTCTGCTCCTAGGTCAGATGCTATAACTCTGTTGAATCCACTGCTGTCTATGAAAAAATCAGCAGCATATCTATTACCTTGATCGTCAATCACAGACTCAACAAAGCCTTGTTGATCTAATATCGGTCCTTTGATTTCTGCATCTATGACTTTTATTCCCGAGATAGCACAACGATCTCGCAGATAGTTATTGAGTTTTTCACTGTCAAAGTGGAACTGATAATAATCTGTCAGAGGTTCTCTGACATATCCTTGCATGGGAAGATCCCAATGCAAGTTTTCGCTGGAAACTCCGTCGCCTATGAGTCTCATCATAGAGTAAGCAGCACCTGAGTATCTATTCATATTGATTAAGTACTCAGGTAGACTATGATAATAGCTGGTACCGTCACCATGCCAGTTTTCAAACTTAATGCCTACTTTTATTGTAGCTCCGCAGTGTACCATTAGATCGCCTATGGTGATTCCCACAGCCTGAGCGAATCTAGTCCAGTGTTCAGTACTGCCTTCGCCGACGCCGATAGTACCTATCTTTTTAGACTTGATAACAGTGATATCCATCTCAGGAAATGAACTCTTGAGATATAATGCCGACATGTATCCGGCGTTTCCGCCTCCTAGTACAATAATATCATTGATCATTATTTTATGTCCAAGGTGATTTTCGAATCAGTAGCAAGATTATGATTGATCCGACCACTAGGAAATGTGTTAAAACTTATAATATATCGATCGTTGCTCAGTATGTGAGGCTCGCTCATATGATACAGCCAGCTAGGAAAAACTATTAACTTTCCTGGAGTGGCCACAGACCTATACCAAGGACTAAAATCATGTCTTAGTACTTCAAGTTCTGATTCAGTCCTATGCACTTCAGGATCTTCAAAGATAGTTGCGCTGCCTTCGGTCATGTAATAGACCGCACTGAACATGCTCATAGAATGTTTATGATAGTTTTGATACATGTTGTAACCGCTGAGTGCGACGTTGAACCAACTGTTTGTTATCACTATCTTGTCGCAGTCAAATTTCTGTGCCACACGTATTTCTTCTAGGCATGCATCGAACCAATCAAACAGTTCTTTGAAATCTGCTTCTTTACGTAGATCGTATAGGATACTAATCGTGGTGGTTCTTTTTATTTCAGTGCCATTAAGCACTTTCATCTTTTCGATAAGGGCCTGATTATCGATAGATTTGTTTTCAAAAACGAAAACTTCTGTAGGAAAAAGCTGTAGTGTCTGCATTTATAGTTCAATCCAACCAGTGAGTAGATATTTTTCGCCGCTCAATGGTGGATTGCCTCTGTGTGTATGGGTGAAAGCCGCTGGCCATATGACTAGATTTCCCTGTATGCTAGGTATCCTAATGCCTTGATACAGCCATTCTGTTTCGCCACCTTGATCTACAGTGTTTAGATAGCACCCCCAGGCAGCTATTCTGCCGGCACGATCCATGTTATCAGATTCAAAATGCCATTGATGATACCCTTCTCCGGGAAGAGTTTTTTGTAGCTTTATCATGCGTATGTGAAAATGTCCAACGTCATCTAAGATACTGTAATGTGATACGTACTCGCTCCAACAGGCCCATAGTCTATCAACAAAATACTTGATATAACCTGTATTTGCTGTTAGTCTTAGACTGTTTTCCTCTAAAAGAAAACTAGCTTTATCTTTTTTCTTATGTGCTATTCCGTCTCGAAGATCTAACCTGCTGTAACTGAGATTAAGATCTGCCATTCGATTATAATGATCGATGAGAGTTTGGCATTCTTCAGCTGTCAGAACGCCCTCGAATGTAGCTATATCTTTTTCCAGTTTCATAGGTATTGTCATCGTACAGTACTATATATCTAAGCAGATTATTACAAGAGACTTATAATGAATGTAGAAAAATCAATATGGCCGCTGTTTTCAAAACCAGTTTTTAGGACCGGAGTAGATGTATCGGGTGTGGATTTAACCAGCATAGAATGGTTGCCAAACTACAATAACTGGATCAGTAAAGATCAAAATGTACTAGAAAAACCCGAGTTTGAAAAACTAGCTCAAGGAGTATACGACGGAATCTGCGAATACTTTTATGGTGTTATGCGAGCCAATCAACGTATAGAGATCGCTATCACTGAAAGTTGGTTTAATAAAACAGAAAAAGGTCAAATACATCACAGACATTATCATCCCAACAGTGTGTTTTCTACAGTGCTTTATCTGCAAACTGAAGGGGAATCGGGTCAGACTAAGTTTATAACCAGCGAATACCAGTTACTGGAGTATGACATTGACGAATCCAACATCTATAACTCAAAGAGTTGGAGCCTTACACCTAAAGTCGGAGAAATGTTGATATTTCCTAGCAGCATGGAACATATGGTCACTGAATATCAAGGAAACGTTCCTCGTATTAGTCTGGCTGTAAACACTTTTATCAAAGGGCAGATCAACACCATGCCCTTGACCAAACTACATCTTTAAATCTTATTTTTAGGATATTTTTTACGGAAGAAACTAAACAGATCCGTAATCACACGCATCTTATTTCCTACACTGTCTGATCTAGGAAATCTACTGTGATTAGAAAAAGTATAGGCATCTTCTATTTCTTCCTCGACTGGTCCTGCAACATCAACAATAAAATCTACACCGTTTTGTTCTACTAGTTTTCTGCTAATAGGGACATATTGTACCAATGGAGTTCCGGCGCGAATCAGTGTATCGCCTTCTAGCACATGCCAAAACAGTTGTACGCTTACGGCATGCATGTACCTAGGATCAACGATTCCTGTAGCTGCTGTAAATCTAGCTTCGTTGTCATAACTAACAGGAATCTGCAATAGTAAAATGTCATCGCTGGCCTTTACACGCCATGGAGTTTCTACTTTTACAGCACTGTGTAGATGGGGGCGATCTGTGTTAGGTATTTCTTTAGGTATTAATGGTTCTGTCTGTGCAGGACTATGCCAGCTTACATAATAATCAGTGCCGCCGAATGTATATTTGTCACTGTGCCGCTTAAACAAGAAAGGAGTTTCCCAGCTTAGGTGTTCGATGCTAGGACCTGTTTTGATGACAAAATCTGCTGGAGCCCTAAGAACATACCCAGTTCTAGTTAGCTGCTTGATAGCCGGGCAGTTTAACACCGTTTGACGCCCTTGTTCTGGGCGGTTTCTTTCGGTATTTCCTAGCCCATTCCAATCTCTGTCTACTAGTTTAGACTGTGTGACTGGGTAGATCGCAGCAACATTCTGATCTAGACTATAGAATCTTACCCAGCTTTTTTTCTTTTTAAACAGATTAAACATATGGATATTTACGCTTAAAAGGAGCTGATAACGCAGGTTCTGAAAAATTTCAAACTGATAAATAATAGGACGAGGACCATGTATAGCTATGTCTACCAACAACTTTAACAGCATCAGATTACTTCCTAACTATGATATAACTACCTTAAATCGCAAGGTAGCCAGCAAGGGCGAAGTGTTTTTTGACCCTTCGACTGTTAGTATCAGAGTATTTGACGGCTTTGTAACGGGCGGGCATCAAATACTAAGGGCAGATCTTTCAAATCTAGAAACAACGATTCCATCTAGTGCGTTGACTGGAAATATACCCAACAGCAAACTAGCAAACAGCACCGTGACTATCGGTAGCAATACGATATCTTTGGGGGGTTCTCTAACTTCTCTTTCTGGGCTATCATCGATTTCTGCAACAACAATATCTGGAACTTTTACAGGTAATATAACAGGTAATGTTACGGGTAACGTCACTGGCGGTACTTCAGGTACACATACAGGACCAGTAGTTGGAAATGTGCAGGGCAATGTAACAGGTAATGTTACAGGTAGTTTAACTGGTAATGCTGACACGGCAACCAAGCTGGCCACTGCTAGGACGATTAATAACCAGTTGTTTGATGGCACAGCCAACATAGAAATAAATTCAAATGCGCAGGGGTTGACTGGAACTTTTATAGCCAGCAACGTAGTAGGCTCAAGTCTTACCAGTGTTGGATCATTGGTATCATTAGATGTCGCAGGAAATGTAACGATCGCAGGCACAGTGTCTGCCACAGGAAATACAACATTCGGTGGTAGTGTGTCAGTAAGTGGAAACGTAGTTGTACCCACCAACCCAACAATAAGAACACACGCTACTAATAAAAATTATGTAGATAAAAGAGCTGTCGCTATGGCAGTGGCGTTAAGCTAATATCTGAGGAAAAATAGTAAATGGCAAAGAAACAGATTTCATATTTTAAGTTTACACCAGGAGCGGTACCTCCTGCCTACGGTCAATATCCAAATACCGTAGCGTTGTTGACGGCTAACAAATCATTCCTGATAGAGGAAATGAATGCCTACATCACACAACAGATAGCCGCCAGCCAAGCACCATTTACTGGATACAGTTACACAACTACACGCCAAGCTAAATGTCGCAGAGACACAGGATACATCATAGATTCTATCATATATGATTTGACCTACGGCGGCAACTCAGCTAGCTATCAGATAGCTTCTAGATTTTATCTTAACAGTGCTATACAGATTCTAACACCTAGTGTTGAAGTGGCGACATATCAATGGTTGCTAGGAAAGATCGCAACTAATATTCTAACTAATACACCCTATACTAGATTAAACAACGTTAGTGGTGCTACACAGGTAACTATCGCAGGCAACCCCGCAGAAGCTCTTGGTATCCACGGCACCAATGTATTGTTTAACATAACTATCAATGCTATAAACATAGGCCTTAGCAGTTTACCAACAGTTGTTGCTCCAAATCCACAGAATGGTGGATTGGCTCCTAACACCGTTAAGTTATTAGATGATAATAAGAGATTCATCCAAGAAGAAGTCATCGCTTATATCGCCTATAACGTTGCCAATAATATAGCACCGTTTGCTTATTATACCTACAATGCAGCCAAGTGTCGCAGAGACATCAGCTATATGGTTGATGCCTATATACACGATATAGCCAGCGGTGGTAATAATAAAACTGTAAACTATGCTTCAAAGTATTTTGAAAACGGCATCCCACAGGTAGATGGTGATCGTCAACCAGAAGTCTATGCTCATACATTCTTAAGAGATCTTGTAGAAAACTATATCCTTTCGAATGTTGCTTTTGCTGCTAGACAGACAGCAGTACCGCAGGTTATAGAACCATCAGTGCCCGCAGAAGTATTTGGTGCTACGTTGGTGTCAACATTGGCTAACGGGCTGATTGACGTGCTAGTCAACGGTCTCACTGCTTTACCTACAAAGATTTCAAATCGTGGTTATGTCAAGTTTCCAGGATTCTACAAACAAAAAGATATTTTATTGATCACTAACACATCACGAAATGTTATCATGTATAACTTTAGTGATCCTGACACTGCTGCTGAAGTTACCTATGACGGATTTTACGATTCAGATTTTCCAGCAGCACTCTACGGCAATGAAAAAATAACCACCGTAACCTTTGACATTGACACATCTGGAATGATGGTCACCGATCAAATACAGATTTTTGTCGAAGGAAAAGAACAGATAGTCCATATGAATAACTCGTCTTCGGACGCTATGGAACGTGTTAAAGTTGGTATACCGCAGTCAATGCTTGACGCTGACTTTGAGTACGGACTTCAGCCAACTAAGTGGCAGACTATCTCTATGATGCGTAACTATCCAAGTGTGTACGAAATACCTGGTAGCGATCTTCCAGTCAGTAGCGTGGTTACAGATGCATCAGCAGGCACAGGAAATATTGGCAGCAGCTTGATCACAGTAACTACCGTGGCTAATCACGGTTTCGCAGTTAACGATGTCTTTACCATCAAGGCTCTTGCAGCGTCAGTTAAAGGTTTCAGCCGTGCAGAAGGAACTTTCTTAGTAGCTTCTGTTCCTAGCTCAACTACATTTACCTATTATGCCAAATCAAGAGTAGGAACATCTAACCCAACGACACTGAGCCAAACATATACTCAGCTACGCAAGGCAGGATTCTATACTGGTGCCTCAGTAGGAACACCAAGTTTCAATGTATATTCAAACGGTCAAAGTGGGACCGTAACCACTAGTCTTATCACAGCAAGTGGAGCCAGTATCATTGGTTTCACAGGCAGTGCTCCTCCTGCTGGTGCACCTATTACAGGAACCGGTATTCCTACAGGATCACAGATTAGTTCTGTTGTAGGCAACGGTGGAACTGTTACAGCTACTACTTTGATCACGACAGCAGAGATTGGTGATAACACTATACAGGTCACTAACACATCTGGCATTACTCCTGGTCTTGTTATAGATCGAGGCGATGGTACTTCGGTAGCTGTTACTGATATTACATCTAATACTATTTTGTTAAGTGGACTGCTAACTTCGCAGATTAAAGGCACCAACGAAACATATGCAAACATTGTACAGTCAGCTACTAGCGGCAGTGGTAGTGGCGCAACATTTACTGTTTCAAGATTAGGTGCTACATATCAAGCAGTTATAGGTAATAACACAGGAAACAGTTATGTTGCTAATGATACGATAACACTTCCGGGAACCAGCCTAGGAGGCACTTCACCAACTAACAATGCTACCGTAACAGTTGTTACTGCTAATGATCTAAATATTCCGCAGGTATTAGGTGCTGTAACACCAGGTAGTGGGGGATATGTTGATGATGTAAATGTTGCCACAGCCGGAGGCACAGGAACTGGTCTAACTGTCGATATCACTACAGACCTAGGCGGACTAGTATTGACCGCAGTTATTAATACTGCAGGTAAGGACTATACGGCAGGCGATATCGTTACTATAACCGGTGGCAACGGCGATGCTACAGTTCAGATTGACACAGTTTCCCCAGGAGGTGAAATCTTAACATTCACTATCGCAGGAACACCGATCACTGCACCAAATGTAACATTTATCAGTGCATTCACGATTAATGATTTTACCAGCACATCAATAGCTGATGCATCAACATTAAACTATACATCAATCAGCACACTTGAAGTTACTTTCCAAACACCACACGGATTTATTCCAGGTGATTCACTCACTATACAGATAACTAGCTCGGGATCTAATGCTCAACTAGCAGCAGGCTCGTACTATGTTGAGCAGGTTCCAACCCCGACCACACTACGCTACACAGCGAGATCTCAAGGCACTATCGCTAACACATTGACTGGTATTGTTTATGCTCGTCCAGACAGTTATTTCGTACATAGACCATACGACGGCGGAGTACAGTTAGGTACAGGCGGGCCGGCGCATGGTTCTACAGCCATACGTATGAGTAAAAAATATATCCGTTATCAATCTGGTAAGGGAGTTATGTACAATACTGGTGCTTTATTTGCTCCTAGCTATGACCTAAGAAGTCTGACAGCTACTAGCACCGCAGTAGGTGCTACAATCACGATGGCCACTGACGATACTGATCACGGTTGTCAAGTAGGTGCGCAGATCGTTATCACAGGAGTACAGACTTCAGGATATAATGGAGTATACACTGTCACTAGTATCATCGATGAGCGTACACTACAGTTCATAGGATCACAAACTCTAGGAGCAACCACAGCTGTTCTAGGAAGCCCATGTCAAATGGCTATCTACAAATGGCATGGTTCTACAGTACGTTCGGGAACATTTGACGATCAAAACGGTATGTTCTGGCAATATGATGGTCAAAGGATGGCTGTCGGTAAGCGCAGTTCGACATCCCAGTTGGCAGGAACTATCAACCTTGCTGCCAACTCTAATGCAGTAACAGGAACTAACACAAGATTTACACAACAGCTAGCAGTTGGAGATCGTATCGTTATCAAAGGTATGAGCCATGTAGTTTCTGGTATAACCAGCGACACCGCACTAACTGTTACACCAGACTATCGTGGGGTTACTAACGTAGTCGGCGGTCGAGCATGTAAGACCATAGACTTGATCATTCCACAAGAATCATGGAACCTAGACCCACTTGACGGTTCTGGACCATCTGGTTATAATATCGACGTCACTAAGATGCAGATGATTGGTATGCAATGGACCTGGTATGGTGCTGGCTTTGTAGACTTTATGCTGCGTGGTCCAACTGGTGACTATACATGGGCACATAGATTCCGTAACAGCAACGTAAACGCTGAAGCATACATGCGTACTGGTAACCAACCAGTTCGTTATGAAGTCATTAATGAAGGTGCTAAAGGAAGACTTTCTGCAGCGATGACTATCAGTCAAACTACAGTACCGATGAGCTCCGATGATTGTTATTGGTTTCCAACCTCAGGTATTGTTAGCATCGACGGAGAATTGATTAGATTTACTGGCAACAGCGGAACAGCTCTAACTGGTTGTACTCGTGCTGCAACAATGACTCAGTTTGTGGCTGGATCTAACAGGACATTCTCAGGTGGCGCAGCAGCCACACATAACTCAGGAGCAGGTGTTGTGCTGGTTTCAAGCACAGTTACCCCTATTATTAGCCACTGGGGCTCGGCATTCATGATCGACGGTCAGTTTGACAGTGACCGTGGTTATCTGTTTAACTATGTGGCTTCCGGTATCACAGTTTCTACAGCTAAGACCACGGCATTCCTGATACGTCTAGCACCTAGTGTTTCAAACGCACAGACAGGTGACCTTGGTGAAAGAGAACTATTAAACCGTGCGCAGTTGTTACTACAGAATATTTCTATTACATCTGATTCAGGAACCACTGGCGGTCTAGTTATTGAAGGAGTTCTAAATCCACAGAACTATCCAACAGATCCTACAAAGATTACATGGAACGGTCTAGCATCGAGTGCCGCTGGTGGCCAACCTAGCTTTGCACAAGTAGCTTCAGGCGGTTCTGTAACATGGGGCGGTAACTTCAGCCAGACAACTTCTACAGTACAAGGTGCGTTTACCACAACGCTTACAGCCAAGAGCTTTGCGGCATCTACACAGACGTTAACAGCTACTGGTTTTGCTGCGGTTACTAGAACAGCACAGGCACAGTCATTTGGTACACTAGGACAAAGCGTAACAGCACTTGGTTTTGCCAACGGTCAGCCATATGGTAACAACACTTACGTCAGTGCTATCAGTACAGCACGTAACGATTTCTTGATTACCAACACTCAGTACGATGCATTAACATTGGTGCCACAACCAGGTGATGCTGTCACTGGTGCCAACATCGCTGCTAACTCAGTTATTAGTAGTGTGACCAGAGCCTACAACGGTGGTTTATATACTCGTATCGTAATGGATCGAAACGGTTCGGGAACATCAACCGCTGGTTCAGGAAATAACGTTCCGGTGACTATCACTACAGCATATTCTTCAACGTATCGTAGCGCATTGAGTACAGCACGTAACGATTTCTTGATTAGCAATACCGATTATGATACGATACTGGCCAGCACACCGTTGGCTATCGGTGATCCAACCAGTGCTACTACTTATATCACTGGTGGACAAACGGTCACTGGATTTACAAGAAGTTATATCACTATCAACTCGGTAGCATACACCAGAGTAACTCTAAGTGGTGTGGCTACAGCAACATCACCTGTAGCAGCGACCAACGGTGCTCAAAACGTCACAGTAACATTTACTAGCTCTGTGGCGGCTCTGTATAATAATGCTATCAGCAGCACTAGAGCAGACTTCTTGATTCCGCAGAGTCAATACAACGGTTTTGGTGGAAACTTAAAAGTCACTGACGTTCTAAGTGCTACAACCTATGTCACGGGTGGACAGACTGTTTCCAGTATAACTCAAAACTATACTACTATCAATACTACAGTCTATGCACGTATCGTCATGACAGCCAACGGTAATGGTAACAGTCCTGCAGGTGCAAACCCAGTTACTGTTACATCAACATCGGCGTTGACAGCAGCCTATGGTTCGGCATTGACAACTGGTCGAAGTGATTTCTTGGTAACAGATACAGAATGGAACGCCTCCGGAATCTTAGCAGGCGATACTCTTTCGGCTACTACATTTATCACGGGCGGTCAAACCGTTTTATCAGTGACTACCGGCTATGCTGTAATCAGTACAGTTTCATACACTCGAGTCGTAATGAGTGCTAACGCTAATGCTAACTCAACCAGCGGTAGCGGTAATGATGTGACTGTGACTGTTACGGCAGCAGGCTCGAGAGCTAGCTACACCAATACTAACTATCTGTTCTTTGACAGCACTTCTTGGGCGTCAGGAGGAGCTACTATTGGTACATTCTTAGCGACAACAGTGACTAGCTTCCCAGCTGGTACAGCGGTCGGCGCTATCAGTACACGTACCTTTGGAGCGACTACGGTGTATCGTGTGTCGTTTACACAGTCATCAAACGCTACCATCAATGCTGCGGCAACGATTACATGGCAGTTTGGTGCCGCTTATGCGCTACCAGGTGAACAGGTATTCTCATTCATTAGCTTACCAGGCGGATCAGACAGCTTAGATCTATCAGGGTTGAAAGAACTCACATCAACAAGTATTGGTGGTCGTGGTACCTTTCCGAATGGTCCAGACGTGCTAGCGATCAACGTCTATAAGACATCTGGATCAAATACTACTTCTAACGTGATTATCCGTTGGGGTGAGGCACAGGCTTAACTTTCACGCCAGACGCTTAGTTTTGTATCTATGCTCTGGCGTAAAGTTTTAATCTTTTCTCTAAGCTCTGTGATGAGTTCGTGATTGTTGTTGCCAAACATTAGCTGTTCGTGGGCTTCGTCAATGGCCTGCACCGAAGTCCTTAGAGAAATTAATTCTTGATCTAGCTGAGCCCGAATCTGGTAATCATTGACTTTTGCTATTTCATTCTTGAATGTTTCGTACTCGTTAAGGAATCTTTCAGATTTAAGCAGAGGTGTAAACATCGGCCATCTCCATAATAGTTTCTATTTTTGTTCTAATAAGTTGATTATTTAATGTGGACCTGAGTCCAGGATGCAACTGCTTGGGCAATAGATCAAAATCGCACCAAGCAATAGTTTTAGCTGCCAGTGTCAGGAACTCTTGATCTACAAGACATATGTATGTTCCGTATTCAAACCCTCGATCTTCGCTGAGATAAAGTTCGATAGGAACGATCTTTCCCTTACTGTAAGTGCTTAACAGATTTTCAGCATCACCTAACAGGCTGTTTTGCCGCGGGAAAGTCGGTACTGTCCATTTTTCATCTTCCAGTACCATCAATATACGTTTGGTATTTTTGGCTAAAAATAGTAGTCCGGCTCGTTGTTGCATCAACTACTTATTTAGGATCTAGGTAGAATCCCCAGAAGTTTGGTTGATATTCGCCTTCAAAGGCCTTGAGCCATTCTGTTCCAGTCCAGCGATATTTGATACCGGTTCTTAGATTCTGTATGATGATTGGAGGAGTAAAATCGTTAGGATCAAATACTTTAACCCAACGAGATCCATCCCATCTTATAACAGTATTTGCTTTAATCACTGGGTCACTGTCATTGGCATTTTTCCAACCATCCGGACCATCATATGAATCGAGACTAGAATCTGTATGTATAGTGCCTCTATTGGGATCAATAAACCCACCTACATTTGCACTATTATTGACATCATCAAGCATGAGATATCTAAGTGTTGTAGGAATATTTTCAGGAGCCCCGTATACTTCTCTAGGATTAAACTTGTAGGGATCAATAATAGCATCTACTGTTCCTCTACCAGTTGGATCGATAACTCCGTCGTCGGTGATCAATGTGTTTGCAGGAATCGTATCTGGATCAAATGTGACTACTATGACACTAGGATCTACAGGATTGATAGCAAATGGACCTACCATTGTATAACCGGTTGGTTGATCAAAATACATCAGACTACCAGGAGTATATCCTCCCTGCATTTCTAAGATACTGTTCCAATCGATAGGTGCTCCAGTCTTTAGCATACGTTGATCTAAGCCCATGCTCAGTATGGCTTGTGTCGGATCAGCGATAGTGACATCATAGTCATAAGGCTGTCCGTTCTGTGATTTAAACAATAATACTCTATAGTTATTAGTAGTAGTTTGGAACTTGCCCTTGGCTCTATTATAGACCAGACCTTCTAGATTTACAACATCGCCGTTTTCGGTAAAGGCATTGTTTATGATTGCCTTGACGATGCCCAATCTCTTAACCTTTGCAGGAGGTGTTAGGTATATGGGCATATCAAAATCTAGACTACAGATGTCTATTTCTGTGTCTGCACCTTGTGGAATACTCCTAGAACTAAAAGATATGGCTCCTAGATTCATGACCGTGATGCTGGTCCAATCGACATAGTTGTCTGTGGTTTGTATTTCGAGACTAGGATTAAACAACACTAATATTTGTTCTAGTAGTTGTAGTTTTTGATCAGTATTGCTGGTCCATATGTCAGCTTTCATAGTCAACTTATATGGAGTTGGCATCAACCTTTCGATGGTATAGTTGCCGCCTTGTATATTTTTATATTCAACTAGACCTGTTTCTGTGTCTTTGGTATAGGCTCGCTCACGTATGTTTACCTTGCTAACAAAAGTAGGGTCAGCTAATCGTTCCTTGTCTATTTCAAGCCCTGTGATGTAACAAGCGATTTTTGGAACTGTAGGCATTTTATTTTCGCTGTTTTCGCGGATTATGGAAGCTACCATGCGAGTAGGATCTCCATATGCCACTGGTACATATCGTTCTTCTGGAGTATCACCGCCAGCCTTATATTTGAAGCCCATGAATACTCTCATGAACTGTGTGATATAACGCCTTATCTGTCCGTCGTAGAAATAATCCATTACTCGTCCGCCTGTGGTCTAAGAGCTTTTGACAAGCTCTGTTTTTCTTTAGTAACATGACCGTTGATCGTATCAGTTTTTGTGTTGTTAATGAAGCTGGTTTTCTGTGTCTGACGATTGTCTTTGCCTTCGTATCTATCGCCAGTTCCTACATCAGTAGCACCAAGATTGTCCATGGTCATTCTTACATTATCTTCAATCTTGATCCAACGTGCTCCGTTGAATCTAAACAATCTATTAGGTAGATAATCTGTACGTAGAGCAAACTGCCCTTCTGTAGGATTTATAGGAAACGCTATGCCAGCAGAGAATGGAGCACCATTCGCCGGAATACCGTCTTCAAGTAGATATCCTGAATAATCACTATGATCAGCACTCTTGAATATAGTATCGGCAGTCACACTCATGTATACTGGCTCACCTGTTTCATCGTAGATGGTATTGCCATTAGTATCGGTAGATGGTATTAACAGCTCACTGGTGCTGTCAACTGTAACTAACGCTGCCTTCTTAGTATCCGGATCGATCTGTATGGTATAGAACTTACTGGTGTCAAATCCACTCTTAGGTACATCAGCATCTGCCTGATCCATGACAGCTTTAGTGATCTGCATTTCTTTTTCATAGGTGCTGACAATGTCTCGAAGTGTAGTATTTGTAGGGTTA